ATCTCCTTGTGCTTTTGTGTCGTATTGTAATTTGTATATATTCATATTATGAAGTTAAAGCTGCTAATTGAGTATCTGTTAAAGCTGTCTTATATAATTGTAGTTGTTTTACTTTTCCGTAGAAATTTTCTGCTCCTGTTCCGTTATCAAAACTTATTTCTGTTAAAACACTTGAACCCCAAGCTACACCTGAAGAATCTACACCAACTTCAGAACCATTTACCCATAATGCAAAGTCATTTACTTTCCATTTGAATGCTACCTTATTAAAGTTGGTTTCCGTATAACTAGAAGTAGATAAGAAAGATTGTAAAACACCCCCTACAGTTGTTCTCCCTATTATCTTATTAGAAATAGAATCAAAATATAACGAGCAAAAATTACTTAAAGTACCATCAGAGATTGTTATCTTTCTCCTTGTCAAGTCGTCACTTATTGCAGCCATCTCTACAAATAAAACCCCCTCTGTACTATTAATCAAACTACCTATACCATCTCTTGTGAAGATGTCTTTGTTTCTTGTAACTGTACTTCCTGATGTTGGAATGTAACTAGTTGGAAATGAGCCTGATTCTGCCTGACCTCCCCATATTAAAATCTCAGTAAGAGTACCACTACCTCTAAAGTCTACTGCATAGTAACTTGATGCTCCTATTCCTGATGTTGTAGTGCTAACCTCAAATCTTTGCCATTCTTCAGTAAGATTAAAAGTGTTGTTTGTATTTGAATTATGTGATAATAGTTGAGCTGTTCCCGTACCGCTTACTGTTCTTGCATATATTGTGCGAGAATCAGAAGCTCCTATAGTTACAGGAAGATACCACATACTATCTTGATTAGCATTAGATATTTTGTAAGCATTATTCGTTCCATCAGGAGAATTAAATCCACCTGTTAAAATAGGTGTAGTTCCAATAGAGTTATTAATCCAACTACCATTAGCAAAATTCTCACTATAAGTAAGTTTATTTGTCCTCTGTGGCTCTGCTAATATATGTGGACAACCTCCTCCTGTGTAGTCTATACGAGGTACATTATCTCTTGTAACTTCTTTTACTGAAAACCCTGATAAGTATGCACCTGTTGTTCCACTCCCATCTCTTGCTCTAATCCAAGAAGTACTTGAAGTTGCTATAAACGAGTAAGTGTATGTTTGTATAGTTGTAGGTGTTAAATTTAATAAACTTGAACCCCCTTGAGAAGTACCTACTTTAACTTCAACCGTATTATTATTTATTAATTTTTCAAAAACAAAAGTATATAATTTCCCTGATATTGTGCTAAACGATTGGTCTGCTACTGAAAAAGTTGCTCCATCACTCTGCATTTTTATCATTCCATTATCCCAAGTCGGAGGAGTTGAAGCGGATAGTATCCAACCATCTAAATTAGTAACAAAATCTCCATTAGTAACCTCCTCATCTCCTACAATCTCAGCGTAATTAACTAATCCTGCTTCATCTACTCTTGTAGCTGCTGTTTCTCTAGTAACATCCATATCAGCTGCTGTGTATTCTTTTACTGATACGTTGTCTATACTACCCACAAAACTAACAACAGCAGCAAAACTAAAATTTCCATTTGGACTACTTGAAGATGTAATGTATTCTGTATAAGTTCCGTTTGCAGTTCTTGTTAACCCATCAACATCAGGACTTCCATTTAACCTTACTTTAACACCACCTGAAATAAATCCACTAACTGTATAAGTTATCTTATAAATCTTAGTGGCTATAATACTTGCATTTGTAAACATAATACTTGCACCATTACAATTTGCAGTACCGCCTGATATACTCCAACCTCCTAATGGTGTCCAATTACTATCTGTTGCAAAATCTGTATTAAGTATTTTTTCAGCACCCTCAGTAGGTACAGGTACAACTGCATACAATTCTCCTGCCTTATATCCATTAGGAGTTACTACAATACTTACATCATCTAATAAACTCATTGTATATTATTTAATATTACTAATTGTGCTTCTAAACAAGCCTTAGCTTCAAATACACCTCCATCAGCAATAACCCTAGCCTTAAAAACATTTACTTGCTTTTGTACAGGTGTTACTCCTCCCTTGTTACTTGAAGGCAATGACATTCCAAGTGCTAACTTCATTATACTATTTGGTCATAGTAACCTATAGCAATTCCACTCGTCAGAGTTATAGCAGTAACGTTTAAGAACAAAGTTGTTCCTGCTGCTATAGTCGTATGTAGGTTAAGTGCTGAACTTCCTGTTACCGCTTGTATATTAGATGCAACTATTTCTGCAATAACGCTTTCTGTTACAAAGTAGACTGCATAATAATCTTTGTCAGTCATTGCTGTTGTAGTAAAGACATCACATCTATTCTTTCCTAATTGCTCTGTTAAGAGTTGTTGTACGTTTTCTATTGCCATAATTTTAATTTATTGTCCGTAATATATATAGTTAGTTCCTGAAGGTTCAGGATGTTGTGTGTATTGTACTTGTTCTGTTCCATCTTTTTCTGCTAAATATAGCTTTCCTTTTGTTACTAAGCCTTGAACTACTCCTATATTATCTCCTATAGGAGTAATAACTTCTGTTTCTGTTGATGGTGCTTGTTCTGCGTTAAGACTTGCTGTTCCTATCCAACTTACTTCATAAACCTCATACTTCCAATATCCTGAAGGTAATAAATGAACTTCTCCATCAAACATATTAACTGTAAGAGCATCAGCCTCATAAGTGAAAGTCATTTCAGTAAATCTATTATTGATAACTTCAGCAGGATAGACATAATCTATACTTCCATCCATATCATTAATAAGCTTAACTAAGAACCTTATCTGTCTTTTAGCTACAGATGTATCAATACGATTATCTTCCGTAGATAAGTATGCTTTAAAGTTTGATTCTGTGTAGGCTTGTATCATATCTACTATATAATAGAAAAAGTCAGTTTTTATTTGGAAAAGAAAAAGGGTAACAATTAAGCTACCCTTTTAAGATTATAAGAAAACAGATAAGAAATTTAAGATGTAACTATTGAACCAAAATTAAACCCTGCATTTGTGAAAGGTCCTGTTGCTATTGGATAGTCTGCTACCATTGGAAAAGGAGAAGCCTCCATTCCGTCAAAAGTAAGAGTATATCCTCCTCTATCTCCCCAAGCTGCACCTGAGTCCATAGTTCCTGCATTAAGTTCCATTCCATTAGTAACTCCTAAAGCAACAATAACATCTGTTCCTGAAGGTAAAGTTGCGTTTAATTGAGCAAAGCATACAAGTTTAGTTGCTCCTAATAGTTTGATTTGGTTTTGGTCTTCTTTTGTAAGTCTGTTAAGAATTACACTCAAAGAAGGCGTATAGTAAATACTGCCATTTTCTCTCGAACCCACGATTGTATCTGTAAGACTAGCAACACCTAAAGGCATTGTGTATCTGTATAAGTCATTTGAACCCATTTCTAAGTCAGTAACTTCTCCTGCTGTAACAGGAAGTCCTACTGTTTCTATTGGTGCTGTAAATTGGTCGTAAACTCCGAAATAAACGAATTTTATTCCTCCACTGATTCTATTACAGTCGAGCCCTCTACCTTTTGATAAGATTCCACAAGCCATTTTTTTTATTTTTTTAGGTTAAGGGAGGAGAGGTTTTACCCCCTCCTTCCGTATTATTTATTTAATTATGATACAAGTACAACGTCAGCTCCAATACCTACTTGAACACCTCCACTATAACGAGCTAATAATCTAATGTTATCTGAACCATCTAAAGTAGACATATCTAAAAGGTCAATTCTTGAAGTTTGGTCGCTTAACAAGTCAGTTCCGAAGAATAAGTTGCTTCTTTCTGCTGCTACTAAAGTATCGTTAGTCATTCCGTTGCAAACGGCGATTTTTATTCCTTCAAAAACTGCATCATAGTCTCCATTCATAGAGTAAGCATTCACATATCCTAAAGTAGAGATAGCTGAAATGTATAATCTGTAAGACTTAGGACTCATATAGATGTAAAGGTCTTCTTTTGTGTAAACTGTTG